GGGCACCAGTTGATGATGCGGTGGCCCTTGTAGATCAGGCCCTTGTTGTACAGGTTTACGAATACCTCGCGGACCGCCTTGGAGCAGCCCTCGTCCATGGTGAAGCGCTCGCGGTCCCAGTCGCAGGAGGTGCCGAGCTTCTTGAGCTGGCTGATGATGCGGTTGCCGAACTTGTCCTTCCACGCCCATACGCGCTTAAGGAACTCCTCACGGCCGAGGTCGTAACGGGTCAGGCCCTCCTCCTTGCGGAGGTTCTCCTCTACCTTGATCTGGGTTGCAATACCGGCGTGATCGGTGCCCGGCATCCACAGTGCCTCGTAGCCCTGCATGCGCTTGGTGCGGATGAGGATATCCTGCAGGGTCTCGTCGAATGCGTGGCCCATATGCAGCTGGCCGGTAACATTCGGAGGCGGAATAACGATGGTGTACGGTTTCTTGTCCGGATTGACCTCGGCGTGGAAGAAGCCGGAATCGACCCAGAACTTGTACAGCTTGTCCTCGACCGATTTCGGGTCGTAGGTCTTAGGCAGTTCGCTCATTGATCTATCTCCTTCAATTTGATTTACGATATACATGCGGGATACCTCTGTGCAAACAAAAAAGAGCATACTCATCCCGACAACAGGACGAAGTATGCTCCGTGGTACCACCTGAATTCGCGTAAAGACGCGCACTCGTTGCCCCGTAACGCGGGTTAGACGGAACAGCTTAACGAAAATTCGGCTGTTCTGCTCCAAAGCGACCTTCTTCTTCCCCGCCGAGGTGCTTGCACCGACCGCACCCTCTCTAAACGCGCAAAGGAAAAATACTCCTCTTTTTCATGGCATTTGTGTATTAACTTTAATATTATAGCTGTTAAATTGGGGTTTGTCAAGGGATATCCCTTGTTTTCCGGCACCGGGCGGCTTGTAATATTAAATGCGAAAGAACAAATACCACGTCGAATGACGGGTACGCGTTCTATCGCATTTATTTTTTTACCATCAACAGCGCTAAAACACAATAGAAACGGGGTGAAATGGTGCGGCAGTACAGATACATAGATTTTCAGGACCGCAAGGAGATTTCCACACGATACCTGAACGGCGACCGGGTGGCAGACATCGCCGATGGGCTGGGTATGGCAACGGCTACCGTCTACCGGGAGTTGAAACGTGGCGAAACGGGCGGGCTTGACCGCAACCAGCGGAGAGCATACAACCCCGTTCTTGCACAACAGCGCGTGCAAGAGAACTTCAAACGCCGCGGCAAAACCGCGGTCAATTCGTAAAGGAGGTTCCACGGTGAACAATTTTGAAGAAATCACGAAGAACCCGGAAACGCTGGGCGCTTTCTTGCGGGGCCTGCCCGTCATTGAAGCGCCGTGGGACGAAGCATTCCAGCGGAAGTATTGCGCCGGGTGTGGGAAAGTCAGTTGTGACGATGGTAGCCCTTGTCCGTATGAGGACAAGCGGAACAATCCGCTTTGGTGGCTGTCGCAGGAGAGCGGAAAGGCGGCGGAGGTATGAGCCGAAAGGAACAGCACCCCGGCGGGGTCAAGCTGACGGCGAAGACGGCCCGCACCCTCGCAATGCAGGAGTTCGGGACCGCCCGCGGTCTGACGAAAAGTACGTCATTCGTCGGCGCGTACTTCATGGAGTTTGGAAACCTGCGTATCGAAATTTGCGCGGACGCGGCTTGTATTGCTGTTCGCGTGGTTCTGGCCCACGGTACGGGTTCCAGCGTGAAATACTTTGACCCGGACACCCTGCAAGAGAACTTCAAGGCTATCGACAAACACCGTGAAGACGAAGACCGCGCCATTATCAGTGATTGGGTCAACCTGAACGGCCCGGAATACTGCCGGAAGCAGGTTGAAGTGATTTGGAAACAAGGAGGTTGAAAACGTGGAGAGAAACGGGAAGCACATCGCAAAAGAAGCAACAAACGGAATTATTTACGACAGCGCCGGACAGATCGTACACAATGGGCTGTTGGAGATTTGCCCGTTCTGCGGCGAAATGAACAACCATTTTGGAAGCGGCGGAAGCGTGAACATTTGGACGGTTGGCGCGATTGAACGCAGGGAGTGTACGAAGTGCCGAAAGCAGTTCCACAAAATCAGCCTGACGGTTCCGCCCGATGAAACACCGGAAGCGTTCTATTTGCGGGTCATAAAGGCGGTGACAGCATGAAACGTCAATTCTGCTTGCCCTGCTTCCTCGAAATCAAGAAAGCCGGGAAACACGATATTGAGCGTGTCCGCGGCGGCGTGAATATGAAAATCACCTGTTGGCGGTGCAAGCGCCGTCGTTATGGGGCCGAATATGAGATTTCCAGAAAAGGAGCGGGGAAGAATGATTAAATTTTTAATCGGCGGTTCGCTGTGTACGCATTGGAGCATAGCACAAAGCAAAGCGCGAGAAACAGAGCCGGAGGGAATCGGTTGGGAACTGTTCAAAAACTATCTTATAGCGAAAGAGAAGTTCAGCCCGGATTTCTTTCTATATGAGAACAACAAGAGCGCGTCACAACCAATCAAGGAAAGAATTTCGGTTGAATTGGGCGTTCCGCTTCAATACATCAATTCCGCTCTTGTTTCAGCGCAGAACCGATGGAGGTTTTACGCACACAACATCGGCGACGTTCCACAGCCGGAAGATCGAGGAATTATGCTGATTGACATTCTCGAAAGTGTAACAGGAAGCGAAATAACGCCTGTATATCCGTTCGGGGATTTTGACGGTAAATCCTATTGCCTTACATCAAATTATCACAAAGGTTCGACTATCAAACAAACGCTGGGGCATCACAAACGAACCCTTGCGGCGGAGCGCATAGAACTTCCAGCGTATGCCGGACGCGTCGTCGGGCGGCGTATCAACGCAGAGGGACACCGGGACGACTATAACCACGATCTTCCACACATACAGCGGTTTGAAGTGAATAATGACCCGCAAAAAACAAACACGATTTCGACGGTTGAAAAAGACAACATGATTGCGGTTCACGTTGACGGAACCAGCAAGCAATATCCAGTTTATGAGGTTTCCGGCGGATTTATCACATACAACGGCGTTTCCTACGAAATAGCGTTGCCGGACGGCTATTACATCATTCGTAAGCTGACCGTAAAGGAATGTTGCAGATTACAGACCATGCCGGACAACTATTGCAGAGCGGTAAGCGATTCACGGGCATACATGGGGCTGGGAAACGGCTGGACAGCGGAAGTTATCATGCACATTCTCTCCCATGCCCTGACAGGCGTTCCGAAAGATGAAGAAATCCTTGTGCTTTCCATGTACGACGGAATCGGAACAGGCCGCTATTGCTTTGACAAGCTGGGTTATAAAAACGTCCGCTATTTCGCAACAGAAATCGACAAGTACGCAATGCAGATTTCGGAAAGCAATTACCCGGACATTGTGCAATGTGGGGACGCATTCAGCGTTCAGGAATCCGGGTGGAGGTTGCCACTATGACAACGGCTGATTTGAAGCGGGCATTCATGGACGAACGCCCGGTACGGTACAACGGCATCACCTACCAGCGAGTAACAGCGGTGATTTACCGCAAGACCCCGGACAAAACCGGGTTGCTGGTACAAGGTGAACTGCTGGACAAGAACGGACGTGCCGTTATGATCGCGGCGGCGGAGCGAATCGAAGTGGAGGAACCGAAATGACACAAGAGATTATCACAATCACCGTTGAAGCCGGGCAAATGACCGCCTGGCGGAAGTCCCGGAAAATCGCCCAGCGCCGCCCGGTCCCCGTGTGGGCTATCGTGAAGTATGCGGCCCTGACGATTGCCGGAATTATGCTGTTCCGTGAGGGTGCGGCCCGTGCGCTGGCCTACCGTGGCTATTTCGCCGTCGGCGGAGAGGTTTTCGCCCTCTTCCTCCCGGTTTTCTATTACTGCCTTTCCCGGACGGTCCGGGACCTTATCACGGACATAAAGAACGGCTTCAAGCCGGAATATGAGGAGGACTAAACCATGAAGAAAATTTCGCAGATCGAAACGGGCGGGCGCTTCCTGTACGGCGGCGTTGAGTGGGTCAAGCTGTACGCAGGCGACGGGATCGTTGCGATTTCCACCGAACCCGTATTTGAACGCGCTTTCGACGAAGACAACAAGAACGATTGGCGTTCTTCTTCCCTACGCCGCGAACTGAACGGCGCGTTCCTCGACGCGCTGGTTGCAGAGGGCGCGGACCGGGCGGCGTTCCTCGATTGGGAAAGCGACCTGACCGCCGATGACGGCATGACCGACTACGGAACCGCCACCGACAAAATCGCTTTGCTGTCGGACAAGCTGTATCGAATGTTCCGCGGCATTATCCCGCGCGTGGACGCGTGGTGCTGGAACCTGACCCCGTGGACCTGTGAAGCGTCCGACTCTTACAACGTCCGCTACGTCCATTCCTCTGGCGCGGTGAACTGGTACGGCGCTTACGTCGGCAACGGCGTTCGCCCGCTTTGCTATCTGAAATCCGAAATCTTGGTATCTGTCCCCGGAGAGGACGACGAAGAGAAAAACGTTGAAGTCGCCGAAGAGGACCGCGCACAGCTTGTTCTTATCGCAAGCGACAGAATTTTGAATGCCCTGAATGAATACCCCGTGGAAGTTTGGGGCGAAGCGCTGGGCGCGGCTGTGGCTTCTCTGTTCACGTCGAAGCAGGACGCGGCGCAGATCGCGCAGGAAGACAAAGACAAAGCGGCGGAGGTCTGAACCCCCGCCGTCGTGAAAACTGGATAAAGAAAAACCGCCCCGCGTTTGCTTGGGAGAGCAGACGCGAAGCGGGTTCCGCCGATGAAAATATATCAGCTATCAACCTACCGTTAGTATATCAAAAACGGCGGAAAAAGTCAACAAATAACGCCGTTTTTGCGCGGCGTGGCGGGCTTGTATTGGGTATTAACGTTCCTGCGATTAGCCTTGTCACGCATGACAACAGGACCAGGAAGAAAGACACGTCCTATCTGGTGTTCTTCCTACCTGCATAGACAACTACACACGCCGGAAGTAAAGCCCCGCCCGCTTCCTCTACCCGCAAAAGGAGTGAAGCAAGTGCGAAGTTTTATGAGAGAAAAGAAAATCTACTGCGGAAAGCATTATCGGGAGGTAGATATATACCCCTATACCGCCGCGCAACTGACAGCATCTACGCGCGGGAAGAGGTCAAAGAAAATCAAGGAAACAGAGCCGAAGCAAAAGAACCTAAATGACAAGAACGCCCGCCGCTACTTCACGCAGACGGCGAACCTGAATTTCGGTTCTGACCCGGAAGCCCTGCACGTTACAGCTACATACAGCGGAAAATATCTGCCTGACACGGTGGAACAGGCCGAACAGGAAGCAACAAACTTCCTACGCCGGGTCCAGTACCGCCGGAAGAAAGAGGGGTTGCCGCCGCTAAAGTACATGATCGTTACCGCCTACACCACGAAGCGAAACAGCGAAACCCCCGTTCGTATTCATCACCACATCATTATGAACGGCGGGCTTGACCGTGACGTTGTGGAA